GGTACTCGGCGCGCAGCGAAAGGTTGAAGTTCTTCAACTCCAGCGCCCTGACGGCCGTTCTTGCGCAGAAACGAGACTATGGCCAGACCAGCCTTCAAACCGACCGCCGCGCAGCGCCGCCAGGTGGCGGTAGCGGCCGGCGGAGGCATGTCGCACGAGGAAATCGCCATCGGCATGGCCATGGCGCGCAACACGCTGGAGAAGCACTTCGCGGCCGAGCTGTCGGCCGGCGCCTACGCCAAGCGCCTGGAGATCCTGCAGGCGATGCACGCCGCGGCCAAGAAGGGGAACATGACGGCGGCCCGGGCCTACCTCGCCAACGAGCCGCGCGTCGCTGCGCCGCCGCTGCCGCAGCCCGAGGCAGAGCCCCGGAAGCAGGAACCGCTGGGCAAGAAGGCCCAGGCCAACGCTGACGCCACGACAGCAGCCGTCGGCACCGAGTGGGATACCTTGCTGAAGGCTCCGGCCGCGCCGCTGCAGTGAGCCTCGACCTATCCTGCCCCGACTGGACGGAGCGTCTGCAGTCTGGGCGGCCGCCGTTCCGGGACATCGCCGGGCTGAGCGACGAAGGCGACCGCGCCGTCGCCGTGTTCAACAAGCTGCGCCTGGCGGACGTGCCCGGCACGCCGACCATGGCCGAAGCCGGCGGCGACTGGTTCAGGTCCATCGTGCGCGCCCTGTTCGGCAGCCTGGACCCGGTGACGCGCCAGCGCGCGATCCGCGAACTGTTCCTGCTGGTGCCGAAGAAGAACAGCAAGACGACGAACGGCGCGCTGCTGATGCTGACGGCGCTGCTGCTCAACCAGCGGCCGAACGGCACGCTGATCATGACGGCCCCGGTGCAGGACGTGGCGCAGCTGGCCTTCGACGCCGCGGCCGGAGCGGTGGCGCTTGACCCGGTGCTGTCGAAGAAGCTGCACGTGCGCGAGCACCTGAAGGTGATCGTCCACCGCGAGACGAAGGCCGAGCTGCAGATCATGACGTTCGACCCCGCGGTGCTGACCGGCCAGAAGCCCGTCGCCGCGCTGATCGACGAGCTGCACGTGGTGTCGAAGATGGGTAAGGCGTCGAGCGCGCTGCGCCAGCTGCGCGGCGGCATGCTGCCGTACCCGGAGGCGTTCATGGCCTTCATCACAACGCAGAGCGAGGAAGCCCCGGCCGGGGTCTTCAAGGACGAGCTCGACAAGGCGCGCGACATCCGCGACGGCAAGCGCGAAGGCGCCATGCTGCCGGTGCTGTACGAGTTCCCGCGCGAGATGCAGAAGGACCGCGACGCCTGGGAAGACCCGGCGAACTGGGCCATGGTGACGCCGAACGCCGGGCGGTCCATCCAGATCGGCCGGCTGGTCGAGGAGCACGCGGTTGCCAAGCAGACCAGCGAGTCGGAACTGCGGGCCTGGGCATCGCAGCACCTGAACGTCGAGATCGGCCTGGCGCTGATGTCGAACGGCTGGGCCGGCGCCGCTTTCTGGGAACAGCGGGGAGACCGCAGTCTGACGTTCGAGGCGCTGCTGGCCCGCTCCGAACTGATCGTCTCCGGCATTGACGGCGGCGGCCTGGATGACTTGCTGGGCCTCACGCTGCTGGGCCGCTGCCGGGACACCGGCCGCTGGCTCTGCTGGGCACACGCCTGGGCGCACCGCATCGTGCTCGATCGCCGCAAGGACATCGCGCCGCGGCTGCTGGACTTCGAACGCGACGGCGACCTGACCATCGTCGAGAAGCCCGGCGACGACGTGGAAGCAGTGGCCGACCTGTTGTGCCGGGTGCGCGACGCGGGGCTGCTGCCCGAGAAGCAGGGCGTCGGCGTCGACACCGCCGGCATCGGCGACATCGTGGACGAACTGCTGCAACCAGAACGAGGGTTCACGATGGACGACATCATCGGCATCAGCCAGGGGTGGCGGCTCAACGGCGCAATCAAGACGACCGAGCGCCGGCTGGCCGGTGGCGACCTGGTTCACAGCGGCTCGCCGCTCATGGCCTGGGCCGTCGGCAATGCGCGCGTCGAGCCGAAGGGAAATGCGATCCTCATCACCAAGCAGGCCAGCGGCTCGGCCAAGATCGACCCGCTGATGGCGCTGTTCGACGCGGCGTCGCTGATGGCGCTGGCGCCGCAGGCGACCGGGCGCAGTTACTGGGAAGCCACCGCATGAGCTGGCGCGACTGGCTCCCGTGGCAGCGCAAGGCGACGAACTCGCTGGAGCTGTTCCGCGAGATCTACGGCTCGAAGGCCACCAAGGCCGGCGCAACCGTCGGTCTGAAGGAGGCGATCCGCTGCGCCACGGTCTTCGCGTGCGCCCGGGTGATTGCAAATGGCATCGCGCAGGTGCCGTTGAAGCTGTTCCATGAAGACGAGGTAAGTGACCGCCGCACGCCGGCGCGCGACCACCCGCTGTACCGGCTGCTGCACCGCAAGCCGAACCCGTGGCAGACGTCGTTCGAATTCCGCGAGATGCTGGGCCTGCACCTGACGCTGGCCGGCAAGGCGTACTGCTACAAGACGATCGTCGGCGGCCGCATCCGCGAACTGATCCCGTTGGACCCTGGCAAGGTCGAAACGAAGCTGGCAGAGGACGGCATCACGCTGACCTACAAGGTCACCGGCAGCGACGGCATGGTGCGCGAGTTCGCGCAGGGCCTCATCTGGCACCTGAAGGGGCCGAGCTGGTCCGGCTGGGAAGCGCTGGACGCACTGGACATTGCACGCGAAGCCATCGGCCTGGCCATCGCGTCCGAGACAAGCCAGGCCGCAGCGCACAAGAACGGACTGAAGACGGCCGGCGTGTACTCGGTAGAGGGCACGCTGAACCCGGAGCAATACAAGGCGCTGCGCAAGTTCCTCGCCGAGAACTACGCAGGCGAGAACAGCGGCCTGCCGATGATCGTCGACCGCGCGGCGAAGTGGCTGCCGACGGCGCTGTCCGGCGTTGACGCGCAGCACTTGGAGACGCGCAAGCATCAGGTCGAGGAAGTCTGCCGAGCGATGGGCGTCATGCCGATCATGGTCTTCAGCAGCGACAAGGCGGCCACGTACGCCAGCGCCGAGGCGATGTTCCAGGCGCACGTGGTGCACACGCTGGCCGCGTGGTGGGAGCGCATCGAGCAGAGCATCGACTGCAACCTGCTGACGGAAGCGGACGAGGTGCAGGGCATCTACTCCAAGTTCGTCGGCCAGGGCCTCATGCGCGGGTCGATGAAGGACCGCAGCGAGTACTTCGCTAAGGCTCTCGGGTCTGGTGGTGCGCCGGCCTGGATGACGCAGGACGAGGTTCGCAAGATGGAAGAACTGAACCCGATGGGCGGCGACGCGGCAAAGCTGCCGATCGCCACGAACGTACCGAAACCGCCGCCGGCTGATCAGCTGCCGGCCTGAAAGGGAAGACATGGCATTCGAGCGCGCATCTTTCGGCCTGCGTGAGGTCAAGCTCGCGGCGCCCGAGTCCGAGGGCATGACCTTCGAAGGCTACGGCGCCGTCTTCGGCAATGTCGACAGCTACGGCGACGTGATCCAGCCCGGCGCCTTCGCCGACAGCCTGGCTGCGTCGCACAAGTCTGGCTCGTGGCCGGCGATGCTGCTGCAGCACGGCGGCTGGGGCATGGGCGCCGAGGACATGACGCCCATCGGCATCTGGACCAGCCTGTCGGAAGACGGCCACGGCCTGAAGGTGTCCGGCAAGTTCGCCGACACCGTGCGCGGGCGCGAGGCCTATGCGCTGCTGAAGATGGACCCGCGGCCGGCGATCGACGGGCTGTCCATCGGCTACATCCCGAAAGAGTGGGCGCAGCGCAGCAAGCCGGAAGAGCCGCGCCGCACGCTCAAGAAGGTCGACCTGCTGGAGGTCAGCCTCGTCACTTTCCCAGCCAACGGCAAGGCCCGCGTCAGCGCGGTCAAGTCGCTGGAGGAAATCGCATCGCTGGCCGATGCGGAAGCCTTCCTTCGAGAGGTCGGAGGGCTTAGCAAGAGCCAGGCGGTGGGGTTCATCGCACGCGTGAAGGCGGCAACTGGTCGGAGTGAGCCCGACGAGCCGGCCGGGATCGACGCGGTCACGCTGATGCAGGTAAGCCTGTATCAGCGCATCAAGATCTAGTTTCAACGGCCCACAAACGAAAGGTCAAATCATGAAGTCCAATCGCATCAGCCTCGCCATAATTGGCCTGGCCGTTCTCGCAATGCTTGCGTTCTCCCTGCCGTCTCAGGCAATGGACATTGCCGCTGGCGCAGTCATGCTGGCAAATGCTCCGCTTATCGTTCCTGCCGAGTTCAAGAAGGTCGTCGATGACATCGGCGAGGCATTCAGCGAGTTCAAGAAGACGCACTCCACGCTGCTGGAATCGAAGGCCGACGGGAAGGCAGTCGGTGACCTTGAAGCAAAGGTGGCGAAGCTGGACAAGGCGCTCGACGACTTGACCGACAAGAAGGCTGCGATCGACGAGCTGCTGCTGAAGGCAGCGCGCCCCGGCGGTCTGGGCGGCGACCCGAAGGACACAGAAGCCAAGGCGCTGGAGTTGAAGAACTTCAACCTGTCGCTGCGCGCCGAGTACCAGTCGAAGGGTCGCCCGCACCCGGGTGACCTGTCGGCCGACGGCTACGCACAGTACAAGAGCGGCTTCTTCAAGCTGGTCACTGGCGTCACGATGGACAACCTGACCAGCGATGAGCGCAAGGCCATGAGCGCCGGCAGCGACCCGGACGGCGGCTACCTGCTGCCGAACTCGACGCAGGGCATGATGGTCACGAAGCTGTACGAGCAGTCGATCATGCGGCAGATCTGCGACGTGCAGACCATCAGCACGGACAAGATCGAAGGCATCGTCGACAACAACGAGGCCGACGCCGGCTGGGTTTCGGAGCTGGGCACGCGCTCGGATTCCAGCACGCCGCAGGTCGGCAAGTGGGAGATCCAGGCTCACGAGATGTACGCCATGCCGAAGATCAGCCAGAAGCTGATCGACGACGCGGCGACGAACGTTGAGGCCTGGCTCGCCAGCAAGGTCGCCGACAAGTTCGGCCGCGTCGAGGGCACGGCCTTCTGGTCTGGCACCGGAGTCGGTCAGCCCCGCGGCCTGGCCTCGTACACCACCGCCGCGACCGCTGACGGCAGCCGCAGCTGGGGCCAGTTCGAGCACGTCGTGACCGGCGCGAGCGCGGACTTCCACACCACGCAGTTCGACCCGATCCACACGCTGATGGGCGCGTTCAAGGACCACTTCCTGAACAACGCCCAGTTCGTGATGCGGCGCGCAGTGCGCACCGCGGCGCGCAAGCTGAAGGAGTCGACGACGAACCGCTACTTGTGGGAGCCGGGCATGCAGGTCGGCGCACCCGAGCGACTGATGGGCTACCCGTGCCGCGTGGACGAGTACATGCCGGCCCTGGCTGCCAGCTCGCTGTCGCTGGCCTTCGGCGACTTCCGCCAGGCCTACACGATCGTCGACCGGCTGGGCGTGCGCACCCTGCGCGACCCCTACACCGCCAAGCCCTACGTCGTGTTCTACAGCACGAAGCGCACCGGCGGCGGGGCCATGAACTTCGAGGCCGTCAAGTTCCTGAAGTTCTCGACCTGACCTGGCGGGCCGGCGTGATGCCGGCCCATCGCAACCCACACGAAAGGACTCCATCGTGAACAACAACGACCTGATGAACAACATCACGCCGAAGCGCGTGATTTCCCCGGTGTCGGTGGCCGACACCACCGCGCAAGTCGGCACCGTCGTCGACTCGCTCGGCTTCTACGGCGTCACCTACATCATCGCCACTGGCTCGATTGCCGATGCCGACGCCACGTTCACTGTGCTGCTGGAGGAGTCAGACGCATCTGGCTCCGGCTTCGCCGCGGTTGCGGACGCGGATCTGCTGGGCACCGAAGTGCTCGCCGGCTTCCAGTTCGACGACGACAACGAGTGCCGCAAGCTGGGTTACATCGGCTCCAAGCGCTACACCCGGATGACCATTACGCCGGTTGCCAACGCTTCGGCGGCGGTGATCTGCGCGGTTGCCATCCTGAGCAATCCGCACGCCGCGCCGACTGCCAACCCGCCGGCCTGACCACCGCCTGACCGAAACACCAAGAGCCGCCCACCCGGGCGGCTTTTTCGTTTCTGCCCGGAGAACCGCATGGACGGCCACATCTTCACCACGCGCGGCTGGTTGCCTGCCTCACAGGTAGACCTGCGCGAAACGGTCACGCACGACGACGACCACATCCGCCTGGTGCGCGTCGACAAGTTCGACAAGGCCGACGGCGCCTGGGTCGGCAACGACATCAACGGCCAGATCAAGGCGGGGCACGAGTTCGGCGCCATCGCTCAGCAACTCTGAAGGACCACCATGGCCAACACTCAAGCCATCAGCGGCATCATGAAGCAGGTGGCGCTGGCCGCCGTCGTCGACGGCAAGACGCTGAAGGCGGCGCTGTACCTTGTCAGCGCGACGACGAACGGCTCCAACACCGTGTACACCTCGACTGGCGAGGTGTCCGGCACGAACTACACGGCCGGCGGCGTCAGCGTCACCAACGCGAACGCGGCGGGCCTGACGTCGACGACCGCCTACTGGACGCCATCCGCGTCGATCACCTTCACGACCGTGACGCTGTCGACCGCGTTCGACTGCGTGATGATCTACAGCACCACCGACTCGAACCGCAATCTCGGCACGTTCACGTTCGGCAGCCAGACCATCACCGCGGGCACGTTCACGCTGACGATGCCCACGAATGACAGCAGCACCGGCCTGATCCGGTTTGCGTGAGCCATGAAGCGCCTGCCGCACGCGATCTGGATCGCCTCGATCCTGCCCGGCACCGAGCTAGAGCAGACCGAGCCTGTGCGCCGCATCACGCGACTGCGTGATGTGTGGCAGACGCTCTACTTCCCGTTTCGCATCCGCAAGGGCGAGACATGAGTTTCGCGGTCGTCAACGGTCGCAGGCCGCGTGGCGTCGCGGAGCAGTTTGCAGAGCCGTCTGAGTTTGTCGCAGATGGCGTCTGGACGTGGTTCAGCGACCGCCGTGCGGTCTACCGCAACGGGGCGACCTACTGCATGTATGTGCGCGCCGATGGCGACGTGGCAATTGCCAAGCATGTGCACGCGACAGAGGCCACCACTGAATTCACGATCCACACGACGCTGCAGGTCAACGACCACAACAACGGTGGCATGTGCTTTCTGCCTGACGGCCGAATCATGGCGTGCTACTCCACGCACAACGACATGGGCGGCACGCGCTACCGCATCAGCACAAGCGCAGAGGACATCAGCGCATGGGGCTCGTCAGTGGCGCTGACGGTCAGCACGCCGGCCACCTACAGCAACCCCTACTACTTGAGCCAGTCCGGCAAGGTGTACTTGCACTATCGCAGCGGTGCCGGCGGCGTTGGGACCAACCCGATCAACGTGCGCGCCTTCGATGTCGACGCCGGAACCTGGGACGCCGAACGGACCTGGCTCGACAACACAGATACGCGGCCTTACGTCAAGTCGTGGGGCAACGGCGCCAACCGAATTGACCTGTTCTTCACCGACATGCACCCGAACCAGGGCAATTCGTCGGTCTACCACGCTTACATGCTGCTGGACGAAAGCGACGCCGAGGTCTTCTACAAGAGCGACGGCACGCTCATCGGCGCAGGGCCGATCACCCCAGCAGACGCAACACTTGTGCATACCGGCGGCGCCAATCGGTCCTGGGTGTGGGATCTGGTCGTCAAGGATGGCGTCATCCACGCGCTCTATTCGACGTTCCCAAACTCGACCACCGACCACCGGCTGAGGTACGCCAAATGCAGCGGCGGGTCGTGGTCGACAGCCGAAGTGTGCGCAATGGGTGGCCGGCTGTACTCGAGCGAGTCCTACTACTCGGGCGGCGGCTGCCTGGACCCGCAGCACCCGACGCGGGTTTTTGCCAGCATCGAGCAGGGCGGCGGGTCGTGGGAACTGAGTGAATGGTCTACGTCCGACGCTGGCGCGACGTGGTCAAAGCTGCGTGACATCACGACAGGCGGCGACTCAACGATGCGCAACTGCCGGCCCATTGGGGTCATCGGTCACAACAACGGCATTCGAGCCCTGTGGTGGCATGGAACCTATGCCGGGTATACGAGTTATGACACGGCAATCTGGGGGGTCGGCTGATGGCCAACATCGCGGCAGACACATTCACCGGCAGCCCGACAGATACGTCGCTGCCAACGCATGACGCCGCCTGGGTGAATCATGCCAGTGGCAGCGCCGGCTGGCGCACCACATCGGCCGGTCGCGCGAGAGGCAACGGCACAAACGCTGTTGTTTATCGCAACGTCGCACCACCGTCGGCCGACTATTCGGTGTCAGCCGACATCGTGATCGTGGGCGCTGGTGTGGCAAGCAATGCGGTCGAGATTACCGGGCGCGGGGCTACTGGCGCGCTTACCTACTATGGGGCGCGGCTGGCGTTCTCGTCTGGGTCAAGTGCCAACTGGCAACTGCACAAACGCGTCTCTGGCACGTACACGCAGCTCGGGTCAAACGTGTCGCAGACCGTCGCCACATCGGATGTCTATCGCTTGCTGCTGGAGATGAGCGGCGACCAGATTTCACTGTACGTTGACGGGGTGTTGAAAGTGGGGCCGATCACCGACACCGCGATCACGGCAGCAGGGGTGCCAGGCTTGCGCGACAACGCAGCACCCACAGACTCAACCGGATACCACGTCGACAACTGGAGCGCCGACACGCTCGGGGGCGGCGGCGGGTCTGCCATCGCGGCCATTTCCAGCAACTACAAGCGTAGGAGGGCCTGATGGCTCGATTTCTCAAGCAGTCCACGGCCTTCACGTTTCGCGCTGGCCCTTTCCTCGACGCCACGGACGGCGTTACCGCAGAAACCGGCCTGTCTATCGCGCAGGCGGACCTGCAGATCAGCAAGGCCGGCGGCGCGTTCGCGCAGACCAGCGCCAGCCCGACGACAACGCACGACGCTGATGGGTGGTATCAGTGCCCGCTGACCTCAACGGACACGGGGACCGTCGGCACACTGACCGTCCAGATCGTCATGTCGGGCGCGCTGCCGGTGTGGCACGACTTCATGGTCCTGCCGGCGAACGTGTATGACTCGCTTGTCGGCGGCACCGACCTGCTCGACGTGAGCGTCACGCAGTGGCTCGGCACTGCCTGCGCCACGCCCACCGTCGCCGGCGTGCCAGAGGTCGACCCGACGCACTGGAACGGCACCGCAGTCGCGTCTCCTGACACCGCCGGCTACCCGAAGGTCACCGTCAAGAGCGGCACCGGCACGGGCGAGATCAGCCTGTCGAGCGGGCGCGTGGCGGTCCAGGCCGGCATCAAGAAGAACGTCGCGCTGGCGAACTTCCCCTTCCTGATGACAGACAGCACGAACCACAACCCGGCCACGGGCCTGACGGTCACCGGCACACGCAGCATCGACGGCGCGGCGTTCGGTGCCGGCACGATTGCCAACATGACCGAGGTCGCTTCGGGCGTGTATCAGTGCGACCTCGGGGCCGGCGACCTGAACGGCGACACGATCATCCTGCGGTTCACCGCAACGGGCGCCGATGACCTGCTGATCACCATCGTGCCGATGGCCTGATCGTGGCCATGTTCCGCACGCAGGTCGGCGACGCGGTTGTCCTGGTCTGGCGCCAGGGGGATGGCGCCCCAGCGTCGGCCGGGACATTCGCGCCTGATCGCCGCTTCCTGGCGTTCGGGACTGACGTATTCGTGTGGGGTCGGCGGCGACCCGTATCGGCCAGCGTCACGGTTTCACTCTCTGGCCAGGCAGTCACCGCATCGGCCGGCACACTGACGCACAGCAAGGCTGTTGCGGCATCAGGACAGGCCGTCACGGCAAGCGCGGGCACGCTGGGCGAGACGCGCACTGTCGCGTTGTCTGGGCAGGCTGCGACGGTTTCTGCCGGCACCGTCGCCTACAACGCCGACGGGAACATCACCGTCGCGCTAAGCGGCTCGCAGATCACGACATCGGCCGGCACGCTGACGCTGGGCATCGTTGTCCCAATGGCTGGGCAGGCTGCAGCTGCAGGCGCTGGCACCGTCACCTACTCGACGGCCGGCGCTGTGGTCGTCGCGCTGACCGGGCAGGCAGTGGAAGCCAGCGCGGGGACGATGAGCTACGCAGAGGCGATTTTGTCGGCCGCGCCGATCGGGCATGGCCCCGGCATGTCGCGCCGCTCGCCGAGCAAGGGCGGCAGCCGCGCGCCGCAACTGAGCACTCGCACACGATGAACACGCACACCGGGGCCGACGAATGACGCTCAAGCTGATCACCGCGCCGGCCATCGAGCCCGTCACGCTCGCCGAGGCGAAGGTGCAATGCCGCGTTGACACCGACCTGACGGCAGAGGACGACCTGCTGTCTGCGCTCATCTCGACGGCGCGCGAGATGGCCGAGCACGAGATTGGCCGCGCCCTCATCAACCAGACCTGGGAGCGGGTGCTCGATGCGTTCCCGGCGGCAGAGATCGAACTCGGCATGCCGCCCGTGTCGTCCATCGTGTCGGTGACGTACATCGACGCCGCGGGCGACTCGCAGACGCTGGCCTCTGCGGCGTACACGCTGGAGCCCGACCTGCTGCCCGGCTGGCTGCTGCCGGCCGAGGGCTACGAATGGCCTGACACGCTGGACACGGCCAACGCGGTGCGCGTGCGCTTCGTGGCTGGCTACGGCGACAGCGCGCCGAACGTGCCGGCTGCGGTGAAGTCGTGGATCTTGCTGACCGTCGCCGACCTGTACCCGAACGGCGACAAGATGACGCCGGACCAGCGCGCGGCGATCGCACGCCTGCTGGATCGCTTCCGGGTCTGGGGCTGACATGCCGCGCCAGGTCACGCCGCGCACCATGCGCACCCAGATCACGCTGCAGAGCAAGTCGGAAACGACCAACAGCCTGGGCGAGCTGGTGGCGACCTGGGCCGACGACGTGACCGTCTGGGCTGAGTCGACTCCTGTGCGCGCCCGCGACCAGTTCCAGGCCGGCAAAGAGCAACTGCCGGTCGACGTGGTGTTCCGCATTCGCTACCGCACCGGCATCAGCGCCAAGACGCACCGCGTGATGTGGCGGACCGAGCCCTACGAAATGCACGGCGAGCCGATCGACGTGGACGGCATGCGCACGACGCTCGAACTCATGTGCATCAAGGGTGTGCGCGATGGCCGTTGAAACCAGCTTTCAGCCGATCGCCGGGCTGACCGAGGCAATCGCCACGCTGAAGGCGCTGCCGGACAAGCTGCGCAAGCGGGCGCTGCGCAACGCGCTGGCAGCCGGCGCGCGCCTGGTGCGCGATGCGGCCAAGCGCGCGACGCCGATCCTGAGCGCGTCGGACCCGGCCGTCCGCAAGGGATGGCGCAAGCCCGGCACGCTGCGCAAGGCGCTGGCGGTGCGCACGAGCAAGGTGTCTCGCAAGAAGGGCGCCGTCGGCGTGTTCGTCAACGTGCGGCCGGCGAAGGGTGCCGTCTTCCGCAAGGGCAAGCAGGTCAAGGCCAGCAACCGCGGCGCCAAGAACCCGAACGACCCCTTCTACTGGCGCTTCGTCAACTGGGACATCAACCCGGCTGGCGGCGACCGCAGCAAAGAAGGCAAGGCCGCGCGGCGCAAGCTGAACAAGGACGGCGGCCCGAAGGCGCGTCAAGGCGTGAAGTTCTTGGAGGCTGGCGCGGCCAAGCTCGGCGCGGCGTTCGAGGCGTTCAAAAACCAGCTTGGCGCCGCGCTCGCCAAGATCAACGCGAACCCGAAGGCCAACCCATGAGCGCAGCCGAAGACCTGCGGACCGCGCTGCTTGCGCACACCGCGCTGACGGATGAAGTCGGCCAGCGCGTGCGGCAAGACCTGGGCGACGCGGACGACGACTACCCGTTCGTCGTGTTCAAGCAGACCGGCAAGGAAAGCATCCGCGGCCTCGACGGCAGCCTGCACGCGCGGGTCGATGAGTTCCAGGTCGAGAGCTGGGGCACGACGCGCGCCGACAGCGCGGCCATTCACGACATCGTAGAGGCCGCGCTGCTGGCTGCCGACATCGAGTGCGACCCGGCAGAGCCGGACGCCATCGACCCGGACATCTGGGCGAAGGCCTGTGTCTGGAACGTCCGCATCTGGACCCCGTAGAGAGCAACACCGCAACCCCAACCAAGCCGCCCACCGAGGCGGCTTTTTCGTTCCTGAAAGGACCATGAAATGACCAGCATCGTCGGGCGGGGCATCCGCATCGAATTCGGCACCGCGTACGCAACTGATGTCGTCGTGTCCGCCATCACGCAGGCCGATCCGGGCGCAGTCACCGCGACCGCGCACGCGCAGGCCAACAAGACGGCCGGCTTCCTGTCCAGCGTCGAGGGCATGGTGAACCTCGAAGGCCAGGCCATCCGCGTGGCCGGGCAGACCACCAACGCCTTCAACCTCGAAGACATCGTGACCACGAACCTGCCGGCCTTCACCGGCACGGCGTTGTTCACGCCCGTCAGCACCTGGTCGACGCTGGGCCGGATCACGTCCTACAGCATCGGCGGCGGCGAGGGCGAGAAGCTGGACGACACGGTCCTGCTCGACAACATCAAGCAGGAACTGCAGGGCCTGCTGGCCGCGCAGACGGTGACGTTCAACCTGAACGCGCTGACGATCAGCGACACCGCGATGGCGACCCTGCGCCGCGGTGCGCGCGACAGCACCTACTACGTCTTCCGCATCACGCTGAACGACGGCAATGTCCGCATCTTCCGCGGTCAGCCGAGCATGCCCGGCGAAGACGTGCAAAAGGGCGCCATCGGCACCGGCACGTTCTCGGTGACGGTCAAGGGCTTCGTGATCGAAGGCGCGGCCTGATGTCCGAGCATGCCGCGCTGATCAAGCAGCTGCTGGCCGCCCGGGAGCACTGGGTCGACCTTGCGCCCGGCAAGGCGGTGAAGTTCCGCCGGCCGATGGAGGGCGACCTCGAAAGCATGTTCCGCGGCACCCCGCGTCGCTTCAGCGTGCTGCTTGAGGACGTGCAGCGGCACGCCGTCGACTGGCGCGGCTTCAGCGAAGCGGACCTGCTGGGCAAGGGCGTCGGCAACGACGACTCGCTGCCGTTCAGCGCCGAGGTCTGGGCGCTGGCCGTGGGCGACAACCTCGACTGGCTGCAGGCCGCACGCGCCGGGCTGGAGAGCGTGCTCGCATCGCGCATCGAAGCGCGGCTGGCCGCACAGGGAAACTCACCCGCCACCTCGACGCCGAATCCCGCGGCGACGACGGTGGCGACGAGCTAGGCCTCGCGGGTGACGAGCCTGACGCGCTGCCGGCGCTGACCTTCGAGCAACGCATGGCCGCCCGCGCTCGCAACCTGCTGCAAAACGGCATGGGCGGCATCGACTGGTCCGGCCTGCCGCTGGTGTGCGCCTACCTGGGTGTGACGCAGATCGAGCCGTTCATCGACGCGCTGCAGGTGCTGCTGACCTACGAACCGCCGTCCGACGGCGCAAAGGACTGAGATGGCCCTCGCAACCCTCAGTGTGGATCTGGAGGCCCGCCTCGCCAAGTTCGAGCAGGGCATGGACCGCGCCGGTCGGCTGCTGGAAAAGCTCGGCAGCGGCGCCACGACGACCGGCAAGCGCATCAGCGAAATCTTCGCCGGCAACCTGCTGGCCGACGCCGCCGGCCAGGCGCTGCAGCGGCTCGTGACCTTCTTTCCGCAGGTCGCCGACGGCGTGCTTGCGATCAAGGACCTGGCCGAAGCCACCGGCAGCAGCGTCGAGAGCATCAGCGCGCTGGACGACGTCGCGCGCCGGTCGGGCGACAGCCTGCAGGCCGTCGAGGGCGTGCTGATCAAGTTCAACGCCGCGCTGAAGGAAGCCGACGGCCAGAACGGCATCAGCCAGGCGCTGAAGGCCATCGGTCTGGACGCCAAGGAACTGCGCGACCTGGACCCCGCCGAGGCCCTGCAGCGCGCGGCCGTGGCGATCAACGGATTCGCCGATGACGGCAACCGCGCCCGGCTGACGCAGGAACTGTTCGGCAAGGGCGTGAAGGATGCGGCCACGTTCTTGCGGGATCTGGCTGAGGCCGGCAAGTTGAGCGCCAAGGTCACGACCGAGCAGGCAGAGGAGGTCGACAAGTTCAACAAGGAAATTGCGGGGCTTCAGACGAACATCGTCGGCCTTGCCCGCGACATCACGTTTGAGCTGCTGCCGTCGATCAACGGATGGCTTGAGAAGATCCGCGGCGCCGACTTCTCGAAGTTCTTCAACGTCTTCAAGCAAGAGATCAACGCGAACCTCGTCACCGACGAGCTGGCGCGCGTTGTGGCGCAGATCGAAAGCCTGCAGGCAGTCGAGGAACGGCAGGGCCTGACGCCGCTGCTGCAGCGGAAGATGGCCGCGCTTCGTGAAGAGGCCGCCAGCCTCAGCCGCGAAGCGATGCTGGCCAGCGATGCGCTGAAGGGCCTTGTCGGAATCGCGCCGCCGCCAAACGCAGGCGGAGGCCGCGGCTTCGTCAACCCGGCGCTGGCCAAGCCGAGCCTGCCGTTCCTTGAGACGCCGGCCAAGATCAAGGAAGCGAAGACCTCCTTCGAGGACTACCAGCAGACGCTGACCCGCGGCCTGGCCAGCCTGATCGAGCGCACCGACACGGTGAAGCTGGCCGAGCTGAACAACCAGCTGAACAAGCTGGCCGAACTGTCCGCCGCGGGGCTCGACCCGAAGATCGTCGAGCAGGTGCAGCGCCTGCTGGTGCCGCCATCCGGCCCCAACAGCGGCCCGCAGATCAGCGACGAGATGAAGCGCCTGAACGAACTGCTGCAGCAGACCGACAGCGCCAAGCTGGCTGCTGCGTCGAAGGACGCCGCCATCCTGCGCGACGAACTCAGCAAGACCGCGGCCGGCACCGAGAAGTACATCCAGCTGCAGGACGCGCTGCTCGACGTCGAGGCCGCCATCGACGACCTGGCCAAGACCTTTCCGAACCTGACCGAGAAGGTCGACGAGTCGGCGATCGCCATGCAGCAGACCATCGAAGGCGCGCTGGGCGCGTCGTTCCGGTCGGCGCTGGAAGGCAACTTCGACGACATCGGAAAGATGTGGGGCAACCTGCTGCTCGACATGGCCGCAAGGGCTGCCGCCGCGCAGCTGATGGACTCGCTGTTCGGCAACGTCGGCGCGGGCGGCACGCGCACCGGCGGCGGCTGGGTCGACCTGGCGGCCAAGTTCTTCAGCGGGCTCGGCAATGCCAACGGCAACGCGTTCGGCCCTGGCGGCGTGTACGCGTTCGCGGCCGGCGGCGTTGTCGACCGCGCCACGCCGTTCTCCTACGGCGGCGGCAAGCTCGGCGTGATGGGCGAGGCCGGCGCAGAAGGCATCCTGCCCCTGAAGCGCGGCCGCGACGGCAAGCTCGGCGTCATCGCATCCGGCGGCCGCGCCGCGCCAGTGGTCAACAACTACCTGACCGTCAGCGGCGACCCGAACCCGGCCACCGTGGCGACGATGCAGGCCATGCTGGCGCGCAGCAACCAGGCGCTCGTGCGCGGCTTCAAGACTGGCACCGTGGGGGCTGGCTGATGGCAACCGTCGACTGGCCCAGCGACCGGGTGTTCTACCCGGCGCGCATGAAGTTCGGCGCGTCCACACCGAAGGCCGCCTGGTCGTCGATGTGGACCGGCCAGACGCAGAGCATCAGCCACCTGGCCGACCGCCTGCTGTGCACCGTCACGCTCAACCCCTGCAGCCGCGCTGACGCTGGCCGGCGCGAGTCGTTCTTCATGAGCCTCGCGTCGACGGGCGACTGGGTGCGCCTGGGCCACAAGCAGCGCCCCGTCCCCATCGGCACGCTGCGGGGTTCGCCGACGGCGCAGGCCAGCGCATCCGCGGGCGCGCGCACGCTCAGCGTGCAGACGTCTGCAGGCGCCACCATGGTCGGCGGCGACGTGCTGGGCATCAACGGGCAACTGCTGATCGCGGCCTACGCCGGCGCCACGGCCAACGGCTCGGGCGTCATGTCGCTGCCGCTGGTGCTGCCGATCCGTGCGGCCATCTCCAGCGCGGCCGCGCTGACCTGGAACGCGCCGACGGCGACGTGGCAGCTTGCCACTGACCTGATGGACTTCGACTACATGGCGCCGCAGATGCAGGGCGGCTTCGAAGTCGTGCTGCGCGAGGTGTACTGATGCGCACCATCAACAGCACCGCGCAGGCCCTGCTGGACCGCATCGAGGCCGGCGAGCAGATCCCGCTGGTGCAACTGGTCGCCATGCTGTTCGACACGCCCCTGCGCTACACCACGGCCGGCCACGCGGTCGTGTGGGACGGCAACACGTACAACCCGGCCGGGCTGGGCAGCATCGACCCCATCGAGGACTCGGCCGGCGAAGTGCAGGCGCTGCAGTTCACGCTGCCCGGCATCTCCGAAGAACAGATGGCGCTGGCCCTGACCGAACCCGTCGAAGGCACCACGGTGCGCGTGTATGACGCGCTGGTGGACCCGTCGACCGGCGTGGTGGCAGACGCCGTGCTCGCGTGGTCCGGCACCCTCAACGTGCCGTCGATCGAGGACGGCCCGCAGGCCACCGTGATCGTCACCGCCGAGCACCGTGGCATGTCGGCGCTGCGCCCGAAGCCGTCGCGCTACACGAACGACGAACAGCAGCGGCTGTACCCGGGCGACACCTCGCTCGACATCGACCCGCAGACCGACAGCGGCCCGATCGCGTGGCCGAAGGCCTCCTTCTTCCGCCAAGAATGAGCCGCCTCAACCAGATCAGCCAGCTGCGGCCGGCTGGGGCCGCGCATCGCCTGCACGCCCTGGTGCTGGACCGGCATGACCAGCCGTTCGCCTGGGGCATCCGCGACTGTTGCCTGTGGGCAGCCGATGCCGTGCACGCAGCCACCGGGCGCGACCTGGCCAGCGACATCCGCGGCAGCTACTGGAGCGCGCGGCAGGCGGCGCGCGTCGTGCGCGACCGCGGCGGCCTCGAGGCGCTGGTGACGGACCGCATGGGCGCACCGATCGCACTGTCCGACGCCATCGACGGCGACGTGTGCCTGCTGGCGCCCGAGGCGCACGAGTTCATCCCCGGCCTGGGCGCGCTCGGCGTGCTGTGGCGCGGGTCGATCCTGGCGCAAGCCGACAAGGGCCTGGCCGTGCACCGCACGCACCTGGCCACGATGTGGTGGGGCGCTAAGCCATGAGCAAGTCGTTCTATTCGTACGCCGGCGCGGCCGTCCTGGCGTACTTCGGCTACTACCAGCAGGCCTACGCACTGGTCTTCGCAGGCCATGCAGCAGAGAAGCAGCGCAAGGCCCGCAACCAGGCCCGCGACGCGTACAACGCCGGCCTGCAAGACCGCATGGCCATGACGGACCTGCAGCCGCGCGCGCCGCGCACGCTGGCGCTTGGCCGCGTGCGCACGGTGGAAGGCGTTCGGCGCCGCTGGACGAGCGGCGAGCACGACGAGAACTTGACGCTGATCGTGTCCTTCGCGGGGCACGAGATCGATGGGTTCGAGACATTCTGGTTCAACGACATGCCGCTGCGGCTGGACGTGGACGGCTACGTCGAGACACCCGCGCAGCTGACCGGCTGCAGCGTCGTGCGCAGCGGCACCACGGCCATCCTGACCAAGACGGCGCACGGCATCGCCGACGGCGAAAAGGTGCTGGTCGCCGGTTTCTCGCTGCCCGAGTTCAATGGCCAGTTCACGGTGTTCAACGCCACGGCCAACACCTTCAGCTACGTCATCCCGCACTCCGGCACCGGCGACCCGCCGGGCACGCCCGGCACGGTGGACGTGCTGACGCCCTACACCCAGACCCAGAACGTCACCGAGTACCTGACCGGCACGCTGGACGGCGCCGGCGAGGCGACGGTGACGCTGACCAGCTCGCCGCTGGGCGGCACCGTCTCGGCCATGTGGTCCACCGGCACGGGCGACGCATCGGAGCAAGGTCCCGTCACCGTCACGCTGGACAGCGGCCTCGACTATGACCTGACGGAAGGCCGGCCTGGCGCCGGCTACCAGGTGAGCTGGCAGACCGTGCAGGTCACGCCGATGGCGCGCATCCGCACCTACCTGGGCACCGACACGCAGACCGTCGGCGCTGACCTGGCGGCCGAGTACCCGGGCAAGCTGCGGGTGACCGATGACTTCAAGGGCATCGCGCTGGCGGTCATCGACCTGACCTACAGCGAAGATGCCTACCCGCAGGGCATCCCGAACATCACCGCCACCCTGCGCGGCGCCAAGTGCCTGGACCCGCGCGACGACAGCACCGCGTGGACCGAAAACCCGATGCTGCACTCCTACCACTATGGCCGGTGGCCACACGGCTGGCGGGTGCCCGTGGACGAGATTCGCGAGCAGGGCGTGATCGACGGGGCCGACTTCTGCGACACGGCCACCACCTTCACGCTCGGATCCTTCCCCGACGCCGACCTCGAGCGCTACCGCTGCGGCATCGTCATCAGCAGCGACGCCGACCCGCGGCAGTCCATGGGCGACATCATGGAGACGATGGCCGGGCGCTGGGGCTGGGCCGGCGGCACGCTGCGCATGCGCTGCGGGCGCATGGCAACGCCGGCCTGGGCCATGGACGCGTCGTGGATCGCGCAGCAGATCGGGCCGGGCGGCCAGCCGGCTACAGGCTCCGTCGTGCGCATCACCAACGGCGTGCCGCGCGAGGAGAAGATCAACTACGTGGCCGGCGTCTGCGTCGACCCGGACCAGCGCTACCAGGCGCTGCCCTACCCGAGCGTCAGCGACGACGTGCTGATCGCGGCCGATGGGGCCGAGTACCGGCTGGAGGCCGATCTGCCCGGCGTGAACCACATCGCGCACGCGCAGCACTTGGCCAGCATCACCATCCGCGAAGGCCAGGCGCCGCTGCGCATGGAAGTGCAGTCCAACCTGTCGGCTTACCCGCTGGAACTGTTCGACGTGGGCGAGGTGACGTTGCCGCGCTACGGCATGACCGACAAGACGATGGAGGTCATCGGGTGGCGCTGGCGCCCGGCGGAAGGCATCTCGCTGCGGCTGGCCGAGATCACAGCCGAGATGTTCGAGCCGGTCGACACGCTCAACGGCCGCGACCCGGCGCCGAACGGCAATCTGCAATCGCCCTGGTACGTCGCGCCCGTCACCGGCGTCGAGGTGTCATCGGGCACCGCCATCCAGCCGGACGGCGCGGTGCTGACGTTGACCACCGTCGAGTGGGATGCAATCGTCAGCCAAGCGGTGCTGACGGGTGGCCGCGTCGAGGTGCAGTTCACCCGGGCGAGCGCGATCCCCGCGACCGGCGACTGGCCGAGCTGGATCGAGCAGGGCGGCGCCACGTCGGCAACGATCCCGGGGCTGCTGGCGCAGGTCTTCTATCTGTTCCGGGTCAGGGCCATCAACGCACTGGGCGTGCGCGGACCGTGGTCTGCGCAGGTGCTGCACCAGGTGCTGGGCGACACCGGGCCGCCGGAGGACGTGACCGGCTTCGCCTACGCCATCAAGCCCGGCCAGGTGGTCTTCACATGGGACGAGTGCGAGGCCAACGACTACGCCGTCACGGAGATCAAGGTCGGCGCAAGCTGGGCGGCCGGCGTGTTCGGGTGGGCCGGCAAGGCGTCCGACTACAAGCTGGCCAGGCCAGCCAACGGTGATTACACGCTGTGGGCGAAACACCGCGACACGTCGGGCAACTACAGCACGAACGCCGCGCAGCTCGACGTAACGATCGACGACAGCATCGACGGCGGTGGTGGCGGCCTGCTGGTGCTCAAGGTCGAGCCCGACCCCGTGTTCGTGTTCGCCGATGCGACCACGCACACGTCGGCCACGCCGACCAAGACATTCACCGCGCGCATGGTGTCGACCTTCGGCACCGCCACCTGGACCGCAACTGCATACGATGCGATCACCGCCGGGTCGAGCCTGGGCGCCGTCACGATGAGCGGCAGCGGCAACGAGCGCACGATGACCGCAGCCCAGTTCGTCGCGCCGGGCACATCTGGCAGCGTGCGCCGCGTCGAGGTCACGGCCACGGCGCCGGACGGCGCTGACGACACGGTGACGGTGGTGCGCTATGACCCGAGCGTCACGGCGCCTTACCTATACCTGACCAACCCGCAAGAAGCGGTGCAGACCGACGAAGCCGGCGAGTACGGCGACTACAGCTCCGCGCAGACCGGCGTCGCCGTGCTGGTGGCGGGCTCCTTCGACACGTCGGCGTGGTCCTTTGCCATCACCCCCGACAGCGGCGTCAGCGCCACCATCAATGGCGGCGCCGGGCCGGTCACTGGCACCGCATCGGTGACCGTCGCAGTCAGCGCGATGACGATCAGCGACGGCGCCGTGCTGGTCACCGCAAGCAAGAGCGGCGAGACGGACCTGACGGGCACTTTCCGCGTCGTCAAGCGGCCGGCGTCCGGCACCGGGTATGAGGTCTACTGGGACCCGCGGTCGGAAATCTTCTTGCCGACCAACAACCTGGGGCAAGTCACCAGCTACGTCGACGCGTGGTCCACGCTGCGCATCTTCAAGGGCGGCGTGATCGAGGAAACGTCGCTCTGGGCCTACTCCAAGGTCGACACGAACTGCACGTCGACGCTGACCGGATCGCGCGTGGACATCACCGCGATGGCCACGCTCGGCGGCGTTGGCACGGTGGACACCGGGGCGCTGAACGTCGCGGCAGCCGGATGGAGCTGGATCGCCGGCATCTACGGCGCCGACGGTCACTACATCGCCATCGGGCAGAACAGCAACCCGTCGGCGACGTGGGACTACATCTATCACAGCACCGACCTGCAGACGTGGACGATGGTCAACGTCGGCGCCACCGGGCGCTGGGCACTGGCGGGCTATGACGAAGGCAACTTCATCTTGTCCGAGTCTGGCGTCGCGCCTGCCACGCGCAGCCGCATCAGCAGCGACGGCGGCCTGAACTGGTCGGCCGGCGGCACGCTCGCCACCGGCGCGCAGTTCGACGGCATGGGCTCCGGCGGCGGCGTGGTGCTGCTGGCGCCAATCGGCTCGACGACAGGCAACAAGTCAACGGACGGCGGCGCAAGCTGGTCGTCGCACTCGTTCCCCTACGGCGGCATGCACATCTGGCACTGCGCGGGCGACAACTGGGTCGGCAACAACACGCTCAGCGCGAACCTCGCATCGACGGACAACGGCACGACGTGGAGCGCGATCAGCGGCCTGCCGGCCACGATCTGGGACGCGCGTGGCTATGCCGGCCGCAGCATCGTCACGTTCAACAGCGCCTCGGCGCAGGCCGCCTACAGCGACGACGGCCTGACCTTCGTCGTCGTGGCGCTGCCGCAGTCCATGTACCGCCCGACGCTGTGCATCGTGCGCGATGTGTTGTACATGGTCGGCAGCAACCACCTGCTCTACAGCACCGACGGCAAGGTGTGGCGCGACGGCGGTGGCGCGGTTGGCACCGATGCGGCCGGGGTCATCTCGGACGTCAGCATCGACGCCGACTACCTGCCGTGCTACGAAGCCGGCGGCAGCGATTGGCTGAGCTACCCGCTTGACGCCACGAGCGAGACGGTCGGCTCCGTCACCGTCACCGCGACCAAGGCCGGCGAGGAGGACATCGTGCGCACGCTGGTCGTGCGCAAGGGCCGCGCGCTCGACGACTACTACATCGGGATCGTCAGCCCTCCCTACCTGCAGTTCCCAGCCACGAGCGACGGCGTGGTGACCGACTACAGCAACGGCACGCTGACCTGCACGATCACGAGGAACGGCGTCGACGATACGGCGAACTGGGCCTTTGCGTACACCACGACGCACCTCACTCCATCCAGCGGCAGCAGCGCGTCGGTGACCATCACTGCGATGGACTCGGCAGAAGACGAGGGCGTCGTGACGTTCGTTGCGTCCAAGGCCGGGGCGCCAATCGTGTCGGCGCCCGTGACGGTGCACAAGAACAAGGGCGGTACCACCAGCGGCCCGCGGTCCGGCGTGTCGTTCACAGGCGCCAGCGTCACGGCCACATACGTCGCGCTGAAGCTCACCAGCGGCGGCTACGTGCAGTTCAAGGAAGGCAGCGGCGGCAGTTTTGTCACGATCGGCCAGTACGTCGGCGCGCCGGCGGCCGGCGTCGGCTCCGCGCTCTGGGTGCGCGTCGACGTCACAGGCCACGCGCTCGACAGCGGAACGACGGGCAGCTTCCTGCAGCTTTCCAGCGACCGTGAGTGGGCGCTGAGCGACGCCACGAGCGGCACGCACCGCACCGACATGACCATCATCCTCGCCACCAGTTCGGGCGGGGCCGGCGCGCAATTGAACTTCGGCGCCTTGCAGTTGATCGTCCCGTAAGGAGTACCCCATGACCATTCAAGTCGGCCCCCAGATGACCGGCACGCCGCCGGCCGCTGGCGTGTACGTGGCGGCGTTCGCAGACGATCCGCAGACCGAGGTGCTCAGCTACTTCGACGGCCGATCCTGGGGCCACAGCGGGCACAACCTGGTGGCCGCGATGCAGGGCCTGCGCGTCGGCGAGAGGCTGCCACTGTTCAAGCGGTACTGGTGGACGCGGGCGCTGACCTGGCGCACCTACCACAACGACGGCGGGGCGCTGGTCGACGCGCTGCGTGCGCCAAAGGTGTGACGCCGTGCCGCAGTCGCAACCCCAAGAGCCGGACGGCTGGGCCGGCGTGAGCGAGTCGGACTGGGCCGGTCTGCACCACCGCGTCGGCAATCTCGAAACCATGGCCCGCGTGGCAGGGGTGGGCCACCAGCACTTGGTGGAGCAGATGGCCGAAATCACGGTCAGCCAGCATCGGTCGGGCACGCGGCTGGACAAGATCAGCACCGAACTGGCAGCAAACACCGCCACGACGCGCGAAATCCTGGAGGCGACCCGCGACCTGCGCGACGTGGTGATCACCGCCCGCACCGGCGGCAAGTTCGCCCGCTGGCTGGCGCCCACGTTGCTGGCTGCGGCGGCGAGCCTCGGCGTGATCAAGGGGTGGTGGTCGGACGCCGCGGACTGGTGGACGCGATGACCCTGCCCGACCCATCTTTGCCGTGGCCCATCCCGATGGCGGCGGTGGCGCTGATCGCCGAGCGCGAAGGCTGCCGCCTGCGTGCCTACCGCTGCCCGGCCGACAAGTGGACCTGCGGCTGGGGCGAAACCGAAGGCGTCACGCCCGACACCGTGTGGACCCAGGACGAGGCCGACCGCCGCCTGTGCGTCAGCCTGACGAAGCGCGCCGGCATGGTGGCCACGCTGTGCACCGAAGCGCCCGCGCCGAACCAGCTGGGCGCGCTGACTTCGCTGCAGTACAACATCGGCGCCGAAGGTTTCCGCACGTCGTCTGTGCTGAAGGCGCACAACCGGCGCGACTGGATGGCCGCGGCGCGCGCCTTCAGCCTGTGGGACAAGGCCAGGATCGGCGGCGTGCTGACGGTGCTGCCCGGCCTGACCGCCAGGCGCGCGGCCGAGGCGGCGCTGTACTTGACACCAGAACCCGACGCGCCGCGCGAGCCGATGCCGCAGGCCGTACAGGCTGAAAGCCCGCTGGCTGCCAGCCCCATGGTCCAGGCCGGTGCCACCACGTCGGCCGGCGGCGGGGTGCTGGTGGCGCTGGAGTCGTTCAAGGGCGACGCGTCCACGTTCGGCACGTGGGCGAAGTGGGCCAAGGGCTACGCGGCCGACGTGTTCGGCCTGTCGCCGGAACTGATCCTGCCGGCCGTGCTGATCGTGGCCGGGCTGCTGGTGATCCGCTGGCGGCTGAAGCAGCGGCGCGAGGGCTGGGCGTGATCACCGCGCTGCTGGCCATGGTGCGCGGCGTGCCCTTCTGGGTGTGGGCGCTGGTCGCCGCGTTGGCCTGGGGCGGCATCAACCACCAGCGCGCCGGCAGCCAGGCCGAGAAGCGCGCCGCTGCCGAGAAGGCCGCCGCGGTGCAGGCCGTGGCCGCCGCAGAGCAAGCCAAGGCCCGCGCGCGCGAAGCCGAACTGTCCGAGGCAACCCGAAAGGCCGCCGATGCGTACCGATCCGACCTGGCGCGGCGTACTGCTGCCGCTGCTGCTGTGCGTGCTGACCGTGACCGCCTGCTCGACGCCGTTGCCGCCACCCCCGGCACCTGTGCAGCCGCCCCGGGTGCCGCCGCCGCCAGCGGAATTGATGGTTCCGCCGCCCTCCGGGTCGTGGTCCGAGAGTGTGCAGCAGCGCTTCAGACAGTGGCTGAAGCTGCTGACGCCGCTGACGCCCGTCTGATCGGGCTGCAGGACTACGTGCGGGCGACCCGGCCGTGACCGACTTCCGTCCGGTCGACCTTGCGGCGCAGCAGGTGCTGCAGCTGCAGGCCACGCGCTGGGCCGTCGTCTGGTGGGTCGACGCCCAGCGCCGCGAGTCGCACTTCGACGACCGCGCATTGGCAGAGGCCTACGCTGCGGCGCACCACGGCCTGATCGTCCCGCTGGCCGCGCTGGTGCCATGGCCGACGCGCCCGTGACCTGGCTCGGCCGGCTGTCCGCCGCCCTGCGCGAGCGCCGCAAGCAGGCCCAGCGCGACAACCCGCGCACGCAGCTGATGCAGGTCTGCATCCGGCTGGACGAGGCCCGGCGCTACGTCGACCGCGATCGGGCGGCCGGGCGCCGGGAGCGCGACAGGCTGATCCTGCAGCGGCAGGCGGCGCGCGACCGGCTGGCCGAGTTCGAGGAACTGCTGCGCGGCTATCTGCAGGGGCAGGCGATCATCGACGCTGAGGCGGCGGCAGGCCGGGCGCGCGAGTCGCTGGCGTCTGACTTCGGGGCGCTGGGCTGACCTGTCGGCCGTCAGATTCTTCCCACACACACCACACTGCCGACTTGAAGTTAGGCCACAGGTCCACCATGGTCTGGCATCACGCATTTCCCTCGCGGGCAGTGCCCCAGCCCTTCGGCTCCGTGGTCAATGGCGTACTGGCACCGCCCGTCTTCGCGGCAGATCGTCAGGCCCGGCACCAGCAAGCCGTTCTGCTGGGCAAAGGCGCGCTGCACCTCTAGCGCAAACTCCTGCACTCTCGTGGCGTAAATTCCGCCCGCCGCATTGCGGCATCCGCCGTTGGCGATCTCATCCACCACCGCCATCCCAAGGGCGTGGCCTAACTGGTCGTTCAACGGGAGCCCCAACGGCTGGGCGTTTGGGTTGTCCGCGGTAGGTGTGTCACTCATCGGTCGTTCTCCTGGGCCGCTGTGGCCCCGTTAACTTTGCGTTAGGGCACTTCAAAACAGCGCCTCCTGCTTCTGCCTCTCCGGCACACAGTGGGGGCTGCACCACAGGGTTTCAGAGGCGCTGTTCTCCACCGCCTTGTCGGTGCTGGCGTAGCCCTTGCGCGCCGCCCAGGCCCGCGTGTGCCATCCCGCCTGCAGCAGTTCGTCATGCTCGCCAGCGTGGCCGCACAGCACGATCCGCAGGCGCTTGTCGTTGCCGTTCTTCGCGCACCACGCGCGCATCTTGTCAGCCAGCTCGCCGCCTACGCCACCGGCCGCATAGTCCATCGCGCCTTTGGTGTACGGCGGGTCTAGGAAAACCCCTGTCAGGCCGTGTCGCACGGTCACGCTTTCGGTAACCACGCGCTGCCAGTCGCCCACCGCAACCCGCACGCCCCGCGTGCGATCCTGCAGCGCGCCGAACCACTCGTAGATGTAGTGCGTGCGGCCCTGGCCCGCGTTGCCCAGGTGCGGCAGTTTCCGGTTCACGCCCTGGCCCGCGTTTCCCAGGTGCGGCAGTTTCCGGTTCACGCCCCGGCCCGCGCCCAGGTGCGGCAGCTGCCGGGCGTCCACTAGCTTCTCGCCATCGTGTTGCCACGGCCCGGTGCCGCTGCACCATCCGCTGCCGATCCAGTTGCATGCGCCCCAGCACCACCAGCCGGCCACCTTCGCGTCGTAGTAGTCCGGGTCGGCTTCAAGGCGTTGCAGCAGGCCGGGTGCGTTGCGCACCAGCCAAGAGTGTCGCGCAATCAAGTCGGCTTCGTTGGTCGGCCAGTCCACATGCCGCGCCACCTCGGCGGCATCCAGCGAAACAGCGCGCCAGAAGTTCGCCACAAACCCGTCCGCGTCGTTGATCGTCTCAACCTTGCCCACGTTGGGGCGGCCCAGCAGCATGGCGGCCGAGCCCGCAAACGGCTCCACGTAGTTCTCCGGGTCGCCCAGCGCGGCCCACACTGTCTCGCACGCCAGCGACTTCCCGCCAAAGTACGGGAACGGTGCCGCCAGGGTGCCTGCTACTGACTTCATCTGTTCTCCACCAAGAAGTGCCCTAACACGTCATTCCAGGCGACGGCCTACGGCCGCGCCTGAATTCCAGCGTTAGGCGTCATCGTGGTCATACGCCGGGTCGTCAATCACGGTCGTCGTCGGGTAGGCGCCGCGTGCGTGCGGCTTGGCCGGCAACATCAGGAACGTGTATTCGCCAGTGCTGTCGGGCACTGTGCGGCCCCAGCCGTGGCGCACCTTTCCCCAGCCTTGCAGCGGGCCGCCGTACCATTCCTCGCACGCCTTCATGAACGCTGCCGGGTCTTGGTGGCCCTTGCTCATCAGCGTCTTGGTGTCGTCGGTGTAAAGGCACTCCAGCGCCAGCGGGTAGGTGCGCTGGCCGCGCTTCAGTTCCGCCTCGAAACGGCCCCAGGCTTTGTCAACGGCGGCGTCTAGCGCCTGAATCTGCGCCGCAGTGAGTTCGCCGCGCAGCGTCATCGCCGCAATCGAGCCGTCTTCCACGGTCGCAGTGCCTGCCTCGTCACACCACCAGTTTTGCGGCTCACCACTCACGGTGTCCCAGGCGTCCGGGCTTGCCTTGTCGAAGTGCAGGCCATCGGCGTACCACTGCAGCGCGGCCACAAGGTCAACGCGGGCCGCCTGCCATGCGTCCCACTCGGCGCAGGTTGCGCTGGTGTGTCGGTGCGCTTCGCGGCCCCATCTTTGCGCGGCCCACGCTTCAAACGCAGCGCGCTCCGGCGACAGGCCTAACTGGTCGTTCGAGCCGACATTCGTCGGCTGGGCAGTTTCGTTCGTCACTCCAAGTCCTTTCCGGCCGCCGAATGCGGCTCAACTCCAACGTTGTGCGCCTTGCGCGCTATTGACAGCAGCAGTTCACGAAACTCGGGCGGCGTTGCGTTTCTGATCCGCGTCTTGTCCTTGCCGCCCACCATCGCCATCATCCCGATCCGGCGTGCCTTGGCGTAGCCGTACCGCTCCAGCGCCACCGGGTGAATCCGTTGCTCCCCAGGCCCCCACACCAACGCGGGCCGGTCTGTGTGCGCCGCATAGAGCCATGTGCCCTTGCGCGCCAGGTGCCCGTAGTGGCCCTGTTCAACGTGGCAAGTCCAGCCGCCCAGGTCATCGGCGCGCACCCAGCCGCCAGCCTTCGGCGGCTTCGCCAGCCCAAACCAGGCCCAGGCGTGGCTGTCGGCCGGGTGTTCCAGCACGCCGCCATAGTTGCGCACCGCCGTCAGCGCAGCACCGAAACACCCGCCGTCCTCGCCCTTGCGGTACTGGTGCGGCTTGTTCGGTGCGCCGTGCCAATACTTGCCCCAGCGCTGGCACGGTGGGTGCGCCACAACAGGGTGCGGGCCGGCGTACCTGCGGGCATCGCGTGGCTCGTCCCACGGGTCAACACCCGGCACCCCAACGTAGGCGCCGTCTGTCTCAACGTACAGGGCGGCCACAGGTTGCTGCTCCCCCACCAGGCGCACAACAGGTCGCTCAACCGGACCCGGCAAGGCGGGCGGCAGGGCTGCATCTTCAAAGGTCATCACGCGCCTTTCCGGGCCGGTTATTTCTGCGTTATGTTTCACGGGCCTTGTCTATCTTGGTCCGCACCCACTCCGCGCCGCCCAGCCGAGCCAGCTTCGCCCGCTGCTCTGGCGTCATCCGCAGGGAGACTGTCACCGTTTCCTCTCCCTGCTTAACCGGCTTTCTGCCTTGACCCCTTCCGGGGCCGCCGCGCTTGGCGGCGGCATCCGTCATCAAACTACCTCGTAGCCTTCGATTTTCCAGTCGAAAACATCAAGGCTGTTGTCTTCGTTGGCGTCCAGGTCGGCCTGCTCGATGTAGTAGTAGGCGGTAAGCGTTACGTCGTTGCCATCGGCATCCTGGCAGCTAACGCTGGCCGAAAACTCGACTCGCGTGTCACCGTCGCATTGCACGCGGTTGGTAAAGTCACAGTTTTCGCGCTCCACCTTGTCGACCGCAACTTCGCCAACCATCGCAACAGCTTGCTCCCGGTTCATTTCGCCTTTAGTGCTCATTTTGTTTCTCCTTGGTTTTGGTTGGCACCGCGCCTTCCATGACTTCTATTGTAATGCTTTTTCAAAACAACGCAAGCATTATTTGTGGTGCGCAATCAAAACATAACACGTCAGTCCACCGGACCGTCGCTAACGCTCCGGCCGGTGACTTGGGCGTTAGACGGCTTCCGCCATGCACACGCGACCGGCTCTGCCATGATCCACAGATGCCGCATGTTGGCGACGTTCACCACGTCGGCGTCAGCCGGGAAAACCTCAATCGCGTCCGCATCGCCATACCCGCATTCGCGCTTGAGGCGTTGCAGATCGTCCCACGCAATGCCGTCTTGCCATCGGTCGCCGGCCAGCGTCGTGCGGCACACCGAAAGGCGCACAACTGCCGGTGCGCTGGCGGCGAACTCTTGCACCAAAAAATCCCGCGAGCGCAGCACCCGCAATTGTGAGCAGGCGCGCGCTGCTGGCCATTGTTCGCGCGGCACTTCACGTAGCGTTGCCGGTTGTTTGGCGTTGTCGCGCTCTAGTTGCCTGCGCTGCATTCTTGTTGTTGAAATCCCCATATCTATCCTTTCTTCGATCAACCAACCGCCGAACCCGGCAGTCCAGCGGACGCCGTGCCGCCGCCGCTGACTTTTGCGTTATGCGTCAAGGTTGTACTTCTCATCCAGCAAGCGCCGCGACTGCTCGCAGACCTTGCCGCCATCAAGTCGCACCGTGCATTGCGATACCTTCGCCCGCAGACCGCGCCACGCTCCACGAACAAACGGCAGCCAGTCGGCAGCAGCCTTGCGCGACGGGTACGCATTCCCGACCCTCGTCCAGCCTTTCGCCGGGTGCATCACCATCGTAAAAAACACGGTTCTTTTTTCCATCTCTCATCCTTCGCGCCGCATAACCCGGCGCTCAAGCGGGACCGTCCGCAAGCGGCCGGCCCCTTAGCTCTGCGTTAGGTGGCTTCAAGTTCCAGCACCTGCTGGGCTATCCGCCGTTCTGCAATCGCGCAGTATTCTGGGTTGATTTCAAACCCCAAAAACCGGCGGCCCAACGTCTTCGCTGCCTTGGCTGTAGTGCCGCTGCCGCTGAACGGGTCTAAAACCAAGTCGCCGGGATTACTCCATGTTGCTACATGGTCACGCGCCAAGGAAAACGGGAAAACCGCCGGGTGTTCTCCGCTTTCAGGTGGTAC